CAAAAGAATAAGGCGTACACCTGCCGTCCTGCAGGAAGAAATGGACGGCAAACACTCGGGTCCTTCTGCGAGTGCAACCCCGGGCGGCGACAGGTAAACCGGTTTTCGCATGGGTTATGTACTTCTCACGCCGGGCCGTTATCTTGCCCGTGCGTTCCCCTTCTAATTAAGGAAAGAGTGAATTGGGGTGCATTGCGGATCCGCAACACGGCCGGCCACGTTGTGGCCGGGTATGCTTTACAGGTTCAAGCGACATCTACCCTCCATGTGGTCGGGAGGGACTCCTTAAATGCCTCGTATGCGGTCAAAGTGGCCGGCTCGAGGTCCCATAGGTACTCCGTGAACGTCATCAGCTCGTCGAGGGTGGCCTTGTAGCCAAGCTTGTTCAGCGTTTCCTGCTCCTCTTCGAACGACACCTCAGCGTTCTTCTCTGCAATGTTAGCCCTTACGGTGTTCGCGTCATAGCCATCCGTTCCGTAGGCCCTGTAGCTCATCTCCCTGTCCGTGAAGTTCGTCGAATCACATGCGTCCGCAAAGTCGAGATACTTGCGGGACACGGACGGAAGAATGCCGCTGAAATCACTCGCCCTAGCTAGGGCAGAGGCCGCGGCCAAGCACTTGATCACCCGCATGTCGCCGTTCTTCGCCGCCTGCACGGTCGAAGCTGACACGCTCACGCCAGAGTTGGCGAGTGCGCGCGGCAACTCAGGGCTCCTGAAGTCATTCAGTTCACCATCATCACACCCGATGTGCCACCCGACGAACGTAGCGCGTGTGTCGCAATACACGATTTTCATGTTGAATCCGGCATCGGACCAGAACTTCATGAAGATCTTGCTCAGCGCATCGTCCGGTCGCATCGGCGGGTCCATGGTGCAGAGGGAATCATCCCCCTCGAAGCACCCGTTCCACCAACGCATGTGGCCTGTGAGATCAATGCCCTTCCGGATCGTCGGGTCCAAGAACCTCTGGGGATCGCGGAAGACAGATGTGACCCACATGGTGAAATTTATCCACCAATTGAGGCATGACGTGCCTCTATGGCCGGAACGCCGGATGGCGTCAATTGTGACGGCCATCTTCTCGAACTTGTTGGAGAAGAAGAGCTTGAGCGTCTGCTGCTCACACGCTCTCTGATGCTCCTCCATCCACGACTCAGGAATCACGCCAAATTCCGCAAGCTCCTTCCAGATGTGCTTCAGGACAGGATTCTCAATGAGCTTGCGGATGAGGACGTTGCATGTCGTGTCCCATGCTGATCCGTCCCCTTCAATGGCGCGCGCGCCCTTCTTGCTGAGGTTCCCCACCACGCGCTTCAAAGCATCATGCTTGGAGCAATGCTTGATGCTGCGCGACTCGAAGTGGTGGAACAGCAAGTCCTCGAAGCACTTCACGACTGCCAATGCCATCAGCTGTCCCTCATCGCCATCGGCGATGAGCATCCTTGGAGCTTTGCCCTCAGGCATGTTCTCCGGCTTGATGCCGGCCTTGAAGATAGACTCCGGATGTTCCTTCGCGTAGAGGTTGGACAGCGCGTTGGCAAACCGCGCCTGGCTCCACTTCTTGGACTTGCACCCCTCCATATCGAAGTGATCAATGGCCCACTGCTGCACGCGCTCCTTCGAAAAGAGAGCGCGCTTCTCATTCTTGCCGCCGATGGCAGCTGAGATGACCTTCCCGATACGCATCTTATCATCCTTGTTCAGTTCAGGCTGCCTGGCCTTCTTGATGATGCGCTCGTTGATCGCGGCCGTAAGGTTCGAGGCCGTCTTGGAGTACACATTCGGTTTCACCTGGCATGGGCCGATGATGGCCCCCATGATGGGCATGTGGTTGACAGGAGCGTCCTTGTCAAAGTTCTGTCCCACCACAGCCACCACGCCGTTGATCTCTGCCGTCCTGCCATCGTCTGCCGCTTCTGCGGCGGCGTCCATGTCATCCGGCATGCTTGGCTGGTCCATCGTGTCCACGCGGTAGTACTGCGTGGCCGTGGTGACACACGGCTGTGG